AGATTTTAAAATGGAAGTAACAACCGAAGTAGATAAAATAATATATGGACCTGAACAAATGTTTATAGAAAAACAAGAACCCGACATAACTTGTTGTGGAGACGAAATAACAGGAATGGTAAAAGATATTGATATTTGTAATTATGAAGGAATACCATATAAATATTAACTAATCATTAACTAAACAAATATAAAACTATGGATAATCAAGGATTAGAACATATTACAGAGATAGAAATTAAACTGCAAAAAGCAGAATCAGCTATCTATTACTTAAAGGAAGAAATAAAAGCTTATGAAATAGCTGTATTACATGTGAAAACATTAATGCCTGAAACATATGCTCAATTAGAAAACAGCTCATTCTTTCATCTTATACATTATAGAGAACCTCTAAAGTATTATAAAGAAGAACAAGAACGCTCTAGAAAACAAGAAGAAGCTGAAGCACAGGCTAGATATGATCAATATTTACTAGAAAAATATGACTTAGATAAGTCTATACCTAAAAATAAAACTAACTAATTAATTAAATAAACATGAAAAAGAAAGCAAAGAAAAGATTCACAGTAAAAAAAGGATGGTTCTTAGGCGCAGGTGTAGCTTGGGATAAAGGAACATTAAATATATTAGTACCATTTTTGGTAATAGTATTTGACTTCTCTCCTCAACATAAATTTTAAATGTTATGAAAGAGATTAAAATTATATATGGTTGCGATTCTAGAGGGAATCATGACTGTATCAAAGAAGATATAACAACCTCAAAAATTATTACATTCACTGATAAAATGGAAGCTATTCATTTTATTGGGGAATGTACAGTTTGCACACATAATGTAAAAGATGTGCATCCAGAGTTATTTTATTGGGAAAATCCACTAAATGAAACGGATTATACTAATAAAGAACTCGAAGATTATTTAAGTAGCACCAATTATTAAACACAATTATTAATTAAAATCAATTAAACAAAATGACAAACGAAACAAATGTAATCAACAGTGGAACTTTAAGTACACTACAACCAGGAGAATGCTTATTAGTTAAAGCATTAAAAACATCAACAGACAAAATTCAATTAGAGTTTGCTGAGAAAATTGCAAAAGAAAATGGATCTGTATCAGCATTAACAATATTAAATGCTAGTGATAATAGATTTAGTTCAGGCGCAACAAGAGGATGGGCAGTAGCAGAAATTATAGATGCTTCTCAAATCTTTGACATCAATTTTGGAGATGACGCAGATTGGTATATGGGAACAAAATCTAATGGTAAAGCATGTGAAATGTTAGACTTAAATATTTTAAATCCTAAAGCTCACGGCTTAAACTTTAGAGTTGTAATTAAAGAAACTACAGAACCAACTAAAAATCAACAAACTTATGCTGATGATAATGGATTAGATGTAGCTGAAACACAAGCTAAAAGAGCAGGAAAAGGTGGTGATTTTATTTTACATGAAGGACAATACATATTTAGAAATTCATATGTAGAATTATTTGTAGAAGGAGAAAATCCAGTAAATACATTCTTAGCTGCAGATAAAACTACAAATATTAGATCTAATGCAGGTGTAAGATCTAATGAAGTAGAGATAGCATCAATGATATAATTAGTTAAAAGATATTTATAATAAAAAGTTATATATTATTTGTATAATATATTTCTTTTTATTATATTTGTCAATTAATTATTTATAAAGTTATAAAGGAATTGTTTACAGTATTCATAACTGAGTAGTACTCATGACCTTAACCAAAACCAATGTCAGATAAGACACTAAAATCAGTATTTTAATGAAGAGAATAAAGGACTATATTAATTTATAGTCCTTTATTTTTCTAAAAATATTTAACCAAGTATTAATTAAATAAACGACGATGGGACAGATGAAATGGATTTATAGTATGATTATGGACGGATCTTATGAAAGATTTAAAGAATTATATGTAAAATGTGTTTTAACAAATAAAACAAGTTTTAACTTTGGTGGGAAAACTTATGTAAAATCATTTGCTAAAAGTGTAGTAAAATATGTAGATGATAACAATTTAATAGAAGAATGCGAGAACAATATGTGTGATAACGCAAATTCTTATTAATTATGATATATTTTATTAGCAATACAAATAGTATAAGCTCTAATTTTGAATTAGCTACAATACAAGATGTTGTAAATTATTGTAAAAATAAACAAATATTAGGAGTAGATACAGAAACAGAAGGATTTGATTTTACATGTAAAAAAATGATAATGTTTCAAATAGGCGATGCTGATAATCAATATATTATAGATACAAGATTTATTAGCATTGAACCTCTTAGAGATATATTACAAAATACTAGTATTACTAAGATATTTCATAATGCTAAATTTGATTACAAATTCATTAAGAAATGGAGTAATATTGCCTGTGAAGGTATATATGACACATTTCTTAGTGAACTTGTTATTAGCTGTGGAAAAAGCTTAGGATATGGATTAAAAGATTTATGTAAAAGGTATTTAAATGTTGAGTTAAATAAAGAAGTTAGGAATTTATTTATAGGTTTAACTGGACAACCATTTACAGATGATCAAATAATATATGGAGCTAGAGATGTAGAATATTTATGTAAAATAAAAGAATTACAATTACAAGATATACAAACATATGATTTACAAAATGTAATAGATTTAGAAAACCAAGTTGTTTCAGCATTTGCTGATATAGAATATAATGGTTTAGATTTAGATACAGAAAAATGGAAAACAATAGAAGATATGAATACTATTAACGCAGATACTCTAGTCGAAGAATTAGATAAGCAATTAACAGAACATGTAAAATTAAATAAGTTTGTCAATAAATATATACAAACTGATATGTTTACACCTGTTGAAGAACTTAGAAAAGTAAATGTTAAATGGACGTCTCCTAAACAAACCTTGGAAGTATTTCAAGAACTTGTACCTACATTAGATAATGTAAATGGTAAAGCTATGTATAAATATAAGTATAAGCACCCAATTATAAATACTTATATACAATATAAAGAAGCAATGAAATTATGTACATCATATGGTAATGCATTCTTTGATAACTTGTCAAGTGATAATAAAATACATACTAATTTTCATCAAATTTTAGATACAGGTAGAGTTAGCTCTTCCAAGCCTAATATGCAACAGATACCTGCAGATAATAAATATAGGAATTGTTTTATTGCTCCTAAAGGTTGGAGTTTTGTAAGTGCTGATTATAGTTCACAAGAATTAAATGTTATTGCATTTGGATCTAAGGATCCTGTATGGTTACAAGCATTAAAAGATGGACAAGACTTACATAGCACATGCGCTGAATTAGTATATGGAGATCAATGGCTTAATGCTGCAGATCAAAATTGTAATTATTACATAAATAAATCTAAATGTGAATGTCCTTCACATAAAAAACTTAGAACAAATGTTAAAACAATTAATTTTGGGCTTGCTTATGGGATGGGCCCTAATAAGCTTGCTGATACCCTTAATATTAGTATTGATGATGCTAAAATTCTTATTGATAAATATTTTCAAGCTTTTCCATCTATTAAAGGATTTTTAGATAAATTAGGGAACTTTGGTAAAAAGTATGGGTATATTAAAACATTCCCCCCTTATAATAGAAAACGTTGGTTTACTAATTGGTATCCTAAAATTTGGGATAATTCATCCTCTAAAATGGAATTAGGTAGTATTGAACGTGCATCTAAAAACACACCTATACAAGGAGCTAGTGCAGATATGACTAAACGAGCTTTAGTATTACTGAGAGAATATATTAATAAACATGCAGTACCTGTTAAGTTAGTAATGACTGTGCACGATCAAATAGATACTATATGTGATGACACGTATGTTACAGAATGGTCACAAGTTATGAAAGATTTAATGGAAGAAGCTGCATTAGAAATAGTAACCAATGGATTATTAAAAGCTGAAGTATCAGTTAGTAATTGTTGGGAAAAATAAAAATAATAAATAATGACAAAAATAATTGAAAAATATGCTGCTGAAATAATTATTGGGACAGTAGTATTAATAATAATTTTTATATAAAATGAAATTAATAGTGTTAGATTTTGATAAAGAAAAAACATATGTATATACTGTAAAATTAAAAGTAACTAAAAAATCTTTAAAAGAATTCCTTAATAAATTAGGGCACGACTCTGACAATTGTCAATGGATGTTAACAAAACACGATATAATTATAAAATGAGCTTTTACCCACCTTCAATTAGACCTAATGGGTTTATAGAAACAAAAAAAATAAATAATATGAATATTACATTAAGAAAAGGATCAAAAGGAAATGAAGTTAAAGAATTACAAAAAATTCTTGGAATTACTAGTGATGGCGACTTTGGTAAAAAAACTGAAGCAGCTGTTAAAAAATGGCAAGCTGAAAACGGACTTACTGCTGATGGTATTGTAGGTTCTATGACTTGGTTTGCTATAAATGTTGGTATGGCTACTACTGATACTAAAGAGTCTACTTATAAAACTACAAATGGTTTAGTTATTCATCGCCACATGTTACCTAAAGATGAATATATGACTGGAAGTAAACCAGAGTATGTATTTTTACATCATACAGCAGGATGGAACAATCCTTTTAAAACCATAGATCATTGGGCTGGAGATACTAGAGGGCAAATTGCTACAGAATTTGTATTAGGCGGACAATCAATAAAAGGCAATTTTGATGATAAATATGATGGAGTATTAGTACAGTGTACACCGCAAGGTGGCTGGGGTTGGCATTTAGGTACAGGAAATAGTTATATGCACAAAAACTCTGTAGGTATTGAAGTTAATAGTTTTGGATATATTAAAAACGGTTTAACTTATGCAGGAACTCGAGCAGATTCTTCTCAAGTAGTAACATTAAGCAAACCTTTTAGAGGATACAGTCAATGGCATCGTTATTCGGATAGGCAAATAGAAGTATTAAAACAATGGATACTTTTTATTGCTGAGAGAGATAACATAGATGTTAGAGCTGGTTTACCTGCCCTTATAAAACAAAAAGGAGTAGAAGCATTTGATTATAATGAAGAAGTTGTAAAAGGTAAACATAAAGGCTTGTGGACGCATACAAATGTCCGTAAAGACAAATCAGATATGTTTCCACAGCCTGAGTTAATGGATATGCTAATCTCTTTATAATAATGAATATGATAGGATGGGTATTTATAACCGCAATTTTTATGTGGATAATTAGAGGATTAAGAGAAAATGCATAAAGATACTAGATATGTGATAGATGAAATGTTAGCGAAAGCTAAAGAGAAAAAAGACAACGGCCCCATTACTATTTCTGCAGATAACCTGTGGAAATATAGTGGGGAAGTTGAACCTTATAATGATGATTATGCTAGATTAATGCAAGAAAATCATGAAACAAGGCATTTTATGGATTATTATAAATTACGAATTAAAAATAAGAATATTTATTTATTATTAAATTCAAAAGAGAGTAAAGTTATAGATTATTTTTATCAGAACTGTAACACTCTTAACATCACAGATATGTCAAAAGATTTAAAAATATCTGTAGAATATATTAGAAAAGTTATTAGTAAACAATTAAAAATACAACAAAATGATAAGAAAAACCCAGGTTAACTCCCTTAAACAGTTACAGCCTACGATAGAACTTAAAAGAGACATAGTATATAATGCTATTAAAAGTTTAGGTATGGCTACAAATAGTATGATAGCTAGGCATTTAGATTGGGATATAAACAGAGTTACAGGACGTGTTAATGAATTAGTTCATGATGGAAAAGTTACAGATAACGGAACATATAAAGATACTTCAACTAATAGAACTGTAATTATATGGAAAGCAATTTAATAAATAGGACAAGAAACAATGAGCAGAGTAAAGCCTTGAACAAATGGGCTAACTCTGGCTTCATTGGGAGTATTATTGCTGGTACAGGATTTGGTAAAAGTAAATGTGGCATTCTAGCTTGTAATTATGTTTTAACAAATGTAATTGACTCTAAAATGCTTATTTTAGTCCCTACTGTACAGTTGCAACAACAATTTCAAGATGAATTTCATAAATGGGGGTTAGGAAACTGCTTAGTTAACCTTGATATTCTTTGTTATCAAAGTGCATATAAAATAAAAGGAAATCATTATGATTTAGTTTTATGTGATGAGATACATTTAGGATTAAGTAAAAATCATCGTAAATTCTTTGAAAATAATACTTGGGATAAATTGTTATGCATGACTGCTACTTTACCAGAAGAAGAGGAATATAGAGAATTATTAAATACTTTAGCTCCTCCTATATATACAATAACTTTAGACGAATGCGTAGATAAAGGTATAGTTGCCCCATATTCTATTTATTGTAAGAAAGTTGTTTTAACAGATACTGAACAATCTAATTATAAAGCTATAAATAATAAATTTTTATATTATAAATACCAGCTTGGACAATTTGATGCTTTTGATGAAGCTAAGAGAATTTTAGGGGATATTAATGCTGCTCCTAGGGAGAAACAAGCTGCAGTTCAATTTTATAAAGCAATTAGAGATCGTAAAACAGTAGTTGATTTTGCAGAAAATAAAATTACAGCTTTTCAAGATCTTTATTTAGACAATATAGATAAGCAAATACTTGTATTTAGTGGAGCAAATGAATTTACAGATAAATTATGTGATTCAATATTTCCTAATGCAGTATCATACCATTCTAAAAAAACTAAAAAACAAAAAGAATCTGCTCTTAAAGATTTTATAGATGGCACAAAAAATGTTTTATGTTCTACAAAAGCTCTTAACCAAGGCTTTGATGCCCCTAATGCTACTATGGGGGTAATTTGTGGAATTACTAGTAAATCTTTATCTATGATTCAACGTGTAGGTAGGTTAATTAGATTTAAAGAGGGTAAAATTGGTCAAATATATATCTTATATGTTGAAAACTCTCAAGAAGAAAAATGGCTTAAAGCTTCAATAAAATCATTAAATAACGTAACTTGGTTACCTTAAAAATAAATAATATGACAATAGAAATAGACTTAGAATTATTAAAAAGAACAAATTTATCTCCTGATGAATTTATAGGATTATACCTTACATTTAGAAAAGGATATTCTTATTTAGCTGAATTAAACTTAAACATTGACTGGATAGCATTAGAAGAAAAGGGATATATTACTATTGAACCATTAGGTACACATACAATTGAAGCTAAGTTTAAAGAATTATTTTCAAATAATTTTGATGGCTTATTTGAGGAGTTAATATCTACTTATCCTCACAAAGTAGACACTAAAGGTGGTGTAAGAATTCTGCATGCTGTTGATCCAAAATCTAAGTCTAATGTAAAAGCTAAACTTAAATATAGAAAAATTGTTGGGAATAATTTACATGTACATACTAAAATAATTAGTTTACTAAAAGTACAATTAAAGATAGAAGAAGATAATTTAGCTTATTTACAAAATTTAGAAACTTGGCTTAATAACCATACTTGGGAAAAGTATGAAAACATAACTAATAACAATGGAAAACCAAACACCCAAAGAATTACAAGATCCCTTTAAAGAAAGTGGATTTAGTAGTATAAACAAAGCCATAAGTGCTTCTTTACATCAAGTAGAAGCAGGTATTAATGGTAAAAGACAAGTTTATCCTACTAAATGGAAAAGACTAAATAAAAACTTACTTGGCGGTTTACAACCAGGTAAGATGTATGTCATTGCAGGGAGACCTGGCGTAGGTAAATCTGCATTCTCTAATCAACTTATTTTTGATCTACTAGATAATAATCGTAATAAAAATTTACTCGTCCTTTATTGGAGCTTTGAAATGCCTGGATACCAGCAAATTATTAGAGCAGGTTCAAAAGGAACAGGTAAAGAAGTTAGTGAATTATTATCAGTAGAACAAAAATTAGATAGAGCCGCATATGAAGCTTTTAAAGAAGAAGTTTTAAAATATGCACATTACCCGATTTACTTTAATAATATTCCTAGAGATATGGAATTCATTAAAAATGCCAATATTGAGATAACAAATAAAAAACCTGATCACATTATTGTAAATATTTTTGACCACTCAAGACTTATCTTAAGTGATCAAGAACATGAATTGCAAAAATTAAATGAAGTATCTAAAGGATGTATGTGGATGCAAGCTAAACTGGGAGTTATAAATGTTTTATTGTCTCAGCTTAATCGTAACATAGAACAAGAACATAGAGCGAAAGCACAGTACCAGCCATTACTAACAGATTTATTTGGAGGTGACAGTATTGGCCAAGATGCGCACGTTGTTATGATGCTACAAAGACCACATGATTTATATGGGATTACAGATTTATATTGCGGTGAAGATCCTATTAAATTATTAGCAATACACATAGAAAAAAATAGAGACGGTTTATTAGGTATGATACCTTATGAAACTGATATGTCTACATTTACAATTAATGAACGAATAAAAACTTAAAAAAATTTATAATGGAATTACCACAAGTAAAGGTAAAGGCTAGCCGTAAATCGCCTAAAAACATGATAATATATGGATCCCCTAAAATAGGAAAGACTACAGTATTATCACAATTAGACAATTGTTTAATAATAGACCTTGAAGACGGATCAGACATGCTTGATGCTTTAAAAGTTAAAGCACATAGTTTAAAAGATTTACAAGCTATAGGAGCAGCAATTATGAAAGCAGGAAGACCGTACAAATACATAGCTATTGACACTATTAGTAAGTTAGAAGAATGGTGTGAAGAATATGGGAAACAGATTTATATTAAAACTCCAATGGGTAAAACGTTTGAAGAAAAGAATCCAGGGATGTCTATCTTAGCTTTACCTAATGGTGCTGGTTATTTATATTTAAGAATGGCTTATAAAGAATGGATAGACAAATTAAATAAATTAGCAGAACATGTAATTCTAGTAGGGCACTTAAAAGATAAGATGCTTGAAAAGAAAGGTAAAGAAGTTGCAGTTAAAGATCTTGATTTAACAGGTAAGATTAAACAAATAACATGCGCTAATGCAGATGCAGTTGGTTATATATATAGAGAAGAAGATCAGACTATGATTTCATTTGACTCTATGGAAGATACTGTAGCTGGTAGTAGATGTGAACACTTAAAAGGGCAGGCCATGCCTATGAACTGGTCAAAAATATTTATAGACTAATTAAACAAAAAAAAATGATTGAAATGAGAACAAACGTACAAGCAGGTGAGACGCCTGCCCAGATTACTGTTTCTATGATCGACGCAGATCTTAAGAACGGTATAAGTAAGTCAGAGATGGCTATTAAATATGGGATTAAACCATGGGAAGTAGATGAGATGTTTAAACATCCATTTCTTGCAGGCAGAAGACCTAGTAGAAAACAAGTATTATCTTTTACATTTGTAGATGATACATTGCCTAATGCAGAGCCTATGGCTGATTCAGGAGATGAAAACGATGCAAATCCTAATCAAGTAACTTTAGAACAAGCTATAGAGGAATGTGAAGCTATAATGGCAGATGCTAAAACTTCTATATTTAATGGTATGGCTACACAACAAGCTGTAGTTGATATGTTCAGTCCAAGCGAAGAGGAAGAAGGGGAAGATGTAATAACAGAGTCTAAACCTGAATGGATTGAGGATAAAATAGCTACACAGCAAGCTATATCAGAAGAAGAAGTACAGGAAAGCGATTATGATAATGAAGATGATGATATTGAAACATTAGAAGATGATGGAGCTTATAGTAATGATGATGATGATGACGCTCTTGAAGACATACTAGAAATGGATGAGAATAATACTTTCCAATTATAATTAATAATAACTAAAAACAATAAAAAAATGGCAATACAAAGTAATGCGAGCACAGAAGAAGTAGTAGGAGGATTAAAAATATTCTCAGGATTAACAAATGTTACAGTAGTAGCAGTAAACCCAACAATGTTAGAGTTACATGCATTAGATATTAATGTAAAACAAGAACCTACTTATGCAATTGAATTTAGCGGGGAAGCATACAATAAAATTGTATTCTGGTTAGCTAATAAAGATGGTAATTTTAAATTAGAAATATTAATGCAAGCTTCTCCAAAAACATCTCAAACTGGTAAATTCCAATGGATGAATAATATTGGACAATCTACTTGGTCTGAAGAAGCTCCAACATATGACTGGTGGAAATCAGAAGGACAACATAAAGCTTATACAGGTGAAGAAACTTTAATTAATTTTGTTAAAGCTTGGGCTAATGTAGCATCAGGGGACGAAGTTTATTTTGAAACTATGAAAGATATAGCTTCAGGTAAATTAACAGAACTTAAAGCATTGATTAAAACTTTGTCTAATAATGAAGTTAGAGTTCTTGTAGGTGTTAAAGATGATAAGTATCAACAAGTATATACTAAATATTTTGGAAGAGTAAAACCACAAAGAGATGATTTATTTATTAAAGCACTTAATGATGACTATGGTTCATTTAATGCTGATTTTAATGTAGATCTTAAATGGGGCGCGCATGTAGCTACAGCAACATTAATTAGCCCAGATACAATTTCAGAAGAAGAAGATTGGACAATGCCGGATGTTCCACAAAATACTGTTGAAGAAGAACTTCCGTTCTAATGCCTGTAAGAAACAGGAGTAGTAAAGATCATTTACATACTGATGTCATACTTGGTAAAATTACCGAGTATGACATTTTTGTGTATTATTGCCCTAATTTTAAAAGTATAGGTAAAAAGTTTATTAGCGATATTAGACAAGATTCTTCTCCTACTGTGTATATAACCATGTATAATGGAAAATTACTATATAAAGATTTTGGTAATTCTGAACATACATTTGATTGTTTTCATTATGTTAAGTATAAGTATAACTGCTCTTTTATAGAAGCGCTAAAAATAATAGATTGTGATTTTAATTTAAAATTATCATCTACAATAGAGGTGCAAAAATTTACTATGGGTATTATGGCCTATAAACATAAAGATTTACCACAATTTTCAAAAAAAGATGTTATTATTAGAAAAAAATCTAGGCAATGGACTAGAGAAGATGCAAATTTTTGGTCTAAATATTTGGTAAGTAAAAAAATACTTATTAAGTTTGCTGTTGAACCAATAAGTTATTTTTGGATAAATGAAGCTAGATTTACTTGTAAGTCAGTAAGTTATGCCTTTAAATTTAAAAATCGATATAAAATTTATTCTCCTTACGAACATACTAATAAGTGGTTAAGCAACACAAACAAAACAGATGTGCAAGGTTTTGACCAACTCCCTGACACTGGGGAAAGACTTATAATTACTTCGTCTCTTAAAGATGTTATGTGTTTACATGCTGCAGGCTATAATGCTATAGCTATGCAAAGTGAAATGCAAATTCCTGATGAGAAACTAATAAGTGAGCTAAAACAAAGATTTAAAAAAATAGATATTTTATACGACAATGATTTTAATAAGCCGACCAATCCTGGTCAAACCATGGCTAATAAGATTTGTAACTTATATAATTTAAAAAATATTTACATACCTGAACAATTTGGAGTTAAGGACCCTTCAGATTTAATTAATAAGGTAGGTAATTTTATTGAACTTAAAAATATATTAAATGAATAAAGATGAAATTATTAAAAAACTTAAAGAAAAAAAAGGTTATTTAAAAAAAGGTGCAAAATTCTTAGCAAAAGCTTGGGATGTAGAGACTTCTACTATTAGAGAATGTAAAAAAATTGTAACTTCTCAAGAATGTATACAAGAAAGAATGAATAACGAAAACGATAATGATGTTCCTGCAAGCAGGGCGTTTTCAGATCATTTAGAAGAAAATGGTTTAACTATGGCAGATATAAAATCTGTTAAGTTTTGGCAAAATTTTAATGGGGAACAAAGGTATAGTATAGTAACACATAATCAATGGCATGAAATGCCTAAGGTTAAAGAAGAGCTGTTAGATTACTTTAAAACCCATTCTCACAAGGTAGCTAAAATTAAGTATACTAAACTAAAAGATCCAGTATTATATGAGATTTCATTACCAGACATACATTATGGGAAAATAGCTGAAGATGAACCAGATTCATTAGAAAAAAACTATATGCAAGCAATTATGGATTTGCATAGAAAAGCAGATGGTTTAGAGATAGATCGATTTTTATTACCTGTAGGTAATGATGGTTTAAATTCTGAAGGTTATTCTCAAGCTACAACTAAGGGCACACCTCAACATGATAGTATGCAATGGAGACAATCTTTTAGAGGTTATTGGCATTTGGTTATGAAAGCTATTGATTATTTAGCTCAATTTGCTCCAGTAGATGTTATAGTTGTACAAGGTAATCATGATTTTGAAAGAATGTTTTATGTAGGGGAAGTTTTAAATGCTATGTATCATAACAACCAGAATGTAACGGTAGATAATAGTTTAGATTCTAGAAAATATTATGAGTATGGAACTAACATGATTATGTTTACCCATGGAGACAAGGAGAAAGCTCATGAATTACCTTTATTAATTGCAACAGAACACCCTCAAATGTGGAGCAGATGTAAATTTAGAGAAGTTCATTGCGGGCATAAACACAAAGAAATGCTTAATGAATACATGGGGACTAAAGTTAGATTTATTCCATCTATATGTGGAAATGACGCTTGGCATAAAACTCATGGATATGTTGGAACCTTAAGATGTGGTCAAGCATTTATTTGGAATAAAACTAAAGGACTAGAAGGTTACTTACAAACTAATATTTTAAATTATGGTGTGGAAGCGTAAAGTTAGAGCAAAAGGTGTTTCTAAAGTAAAAAATGCTAAAAAAATAACTTATAATAACATTGAATTTCAATCTCAATTAGAATTATATTGTTACAAAAAATTAGAAGAGTTAAACATACCAGTAGAATATGAAGAAACAACTTTCACAATATTCGATAGTTTTGTTTATTCTCAAGATTGCTATGAGGGAACATATCTTAAACTTTCTAAAAAAGCAAGTAAAATCCGAGCTATAACTTACACTCCAGATTTTGTAGACCCAAGTGGTAAATGGATCATTGAAACCAAAGGGTACTCAAATGAATCTTTTCCTTTAAGATGGAAATTATTTAAAAACCATCTTACACAAAATAATCATCATTATTCTCTTTTTATGCCTAGAAATAAAAAGCAAGTAGATGAAATTATTGAAATTATCAAAGAATTATAAAAAAGCGGGGACACACTAAATTGTGCGCTATAGTGTCCAAGAGTTTAGATCTCATGAGGAGTTAGTGGTTTTTCTTCTCATGAGAAATATTCTTTTATAATCAATTAAACAATTAACAAATGTCATATTTAGTAAGCCCTTGTTGTGGGGAAAATTACAACGACGATAGCTTTCCTATAAGTGACTGCTGTTCAAAAGTATCATATGGTGAGACAGATTTATGTTCAGGATGCAAAGAACACGCAGAATTTATAAAATACGAATGCAACTATTGCAACAATTGGTTTAATGAACTAACTTCACGTCACGAATATGAAGAACAGCGTAAAGAATCAATAGGCGAAGCTAGATGGGAAGGAAGAAGAGAAGACGGATATTAATCAATTAAACAATTAAACATGAACAATGTACAAGAACAACTCTCTAGAATATCAAAAACATTGATGTTTACAGAGCCTTTCTACGGTATCTTCTTAATTGGATTGCAAAAGCAATTCACTAAAAGTTGTTCCACCGCAGGTGTAGGAAAACACGGTATAGGAATGAGGTTAGTTATAAATCCAGATTTCTTTGAATCATTAGAAGAACTTCATCAACAAGGTTTGTTAAAACATGAGCTATTACATATAGCTTTTGGGCATATTATCTTGTCAGATTTATATTCTAATAAAAAACTATTTAATATTGCGGCAGATATAGAAATTAACCAATATATTAGTAGTGACATGCTTCCTGATGGAGGATTAACACTAGAGTCTTTCCCTGAAATAACTTTACCTACAAGAGCTGGAACTAGAGTTTATTATGATTTGTTAAATAAAACATGTGATCAGAATGGAAATAGCTCTAATGAAGCTTTACAATCTATTTTAGATCAGATGAATGGTAATAGTCAATACTGCCATGCTGAATGGGAAGAAATAACAGATCTAGGTGAGGCTGAGAAAAAACTTGTTCAAAAGCAGTATGAGCATCAAATGAAACAAACTGCAGAAGAGATCAAGAAAAACTGCGGTAACATTCCAGGAGAACTTGCAGAGATTATTGAAAGGCTATTTACTGTACCTCCTTCTAAGTTCAATTGGAAAGCGTACCTTAAAAGGTTTATTAACAACGCTTCTACAGTCTACACTAAAAAGCTTAGAAGAAAGAATAATAAACGTTATTCAGGTAATCCAGGACTTAAGATCAAACATAAAAACCATGTATTAGTAGGAGTTGATACGTCCGGATCTGTTAGTTCTGAAGAATTAGTGGAATTCATGCATGAATTAGTGCATATGACTAGAACTGGTAATGATATTACTGTTGCTCAATTTGATACACAAGTTACAGATATATCAAAATTTGATGCTAAAAAGAATTGGGATATAAAAGGTAGGGGTGGTACAGCATTTCAACCTGTAGTAGACCATTATAATCATCCTAAAAGTCAGTATTCTGCTTTTGTGTGCTTAACAGATGGTGAAGCAAGTGCACCAGAAAACTGTCCAAAGAATGCATTATGGGTGCATAGTTCCCAATCTTCTATAAATAATGCATTACCAGGTTTAAAAATTAAACTTAATTAACATGGGTAGATATTATACAGGGGACATTGAAGGCAAGTTTGCTTTTGGTGTTCAAAGTAGTGCTGCAGCAGATAGATTTGGTAAACCAGGTTGTGCACCAGGATACTTAGAGTATTACTATGAAGACGATAATATGCCAGAG